CGAGGCACCTAGGATGCGCGCGGCCTGGGTGGCGCTTGATCGCGCGGCCGAGGAGGCCGGCGAGGAGCCGCTGTCGCCGATCGTGTGGGAGGTCGGGCTTGAGGACGGCTCTGTCGCGCGGATCGTCAGAACAGTCGAGGAAGCGCACGCAATCGCGGCTGATGGCCGACAGGCGAGCGTGTTTTGCTTGGATGAAATAGCGCGGCTGCTCGACATCTGTGCCGACGTGATCAAGGCCAAGCAGGTGTTTCCAGGCGCGCGCGTTACCGCGACGCGGCGGCCAGAGGATCCGACCTTCGGGATGGATGTTGATTGGAAGTTCGGAGATGAGGTGCCGTTTTGAGCAGGCGGGGACGAAAGCGTCACTCGCTGGCGCCGCGACAGCCGAACGGCAGAGTGCAGCCACCGCGTGAGATGACGCCGCGAGAAATTGCACAAGCGATGCCGCATCGCAGGGGCCTTGGCGACAAGGCCGACGATCAGAAAGCCTCATACGCGCATGGCCGTCTTGAACTGCGCGGCACCATCACAGAGGAACAGGGTCGCGCGCTCGATGATCTTGCGCGTGATCTTTTTAGAGCTTGGCATGTGACCGGCGTGCGAAAGCCGGCGGTCAAGGCCTTCGACATCTTCCGCGTGGTCGGCATGTCTACTGCCGAGATCGACGACGAGACGGCCGCGCGCTGGAAGGCGAGGTGGCGGGAGGTTCGGGCTTGGATTGTCCAAAAAGCCGGTTTGAGGCCATTCGGAGCTCTGATGAAGGTCGTTGCGTTTGACGACGAGGATGTTGATCACAGCATACTAAATGTTGGGGCTAACTCGGCAATGGCATACTATAGATTGACACGACGCAAATAACGTGATATGCGTTTTTTTACAGAATGAGGTTGATTGCGCGTTTGACGCTCCCTCGGTAAGCCACTGATCCAGAATAAAAAAATGCAAAGTCTCGAAGCAGTGACAGACTTGCGCTCAGAGGCGCGGAAATACACAGCATGCGCTTTGAAAACGCTTGTGGCGATCATGCTGCAGCCCGAGAGTCCGCCTGCGCCGCGCGTCGCCGCGGCGAACACGATCCTCGACCGCGGTTGGGGCAAGCCGCAGTTGAACGTCGAAGCAAACCACAATCACACGTTGAGCATTGCGTCTGAGCACATTAAAGTGTTGAAATCATTGGCTGAATTGAAACAGCCGCCGACGATCGAGGGCGAGGTTGTCGAGGTGTTGCAACACAAACCTGCAAAACGATTGAAGCAAGCTGTTGATGTTGCTTCAGTTTCAGACCTAGACCCTCAGCCTGCATAGCTGATAGAGCCTCGGCGCTGGTGCGCACAAGTGCTTATAAAAGGTGTATGCCCCGCGCTGACTCAGAAACGGCCGCTGGTGCGTTTTAGGCCTGCGCCGCTGTCGGGGACTCACCAGCGCTAGAACCGAACCGGTGACTCGCGCGCCGCGATTGCGCGGCCGTCGGCTGTCGATCGAGCCGCCGGCGCGCAGGCGCCGAGGCCCCCCGGCATGGGGGACCACCGGAGGGGGCGGCTGCTGCGGCAGCACCCTGTTTTCGGACGCGCAAAAATGTCGAGAAGCCACCGCCACACGCCGGTCACCGGCATGACAGCGGCCGAAACCGACGCGCCATACAAGGCCCGCGAACACCGCCGCGCCCGCCGCGCCGAGAAGCAGGCGATCGCCGCCGGCCTCGAGCCCCCGGCACCCCGCGCCTTCGGCGACCCGTGGCTGTCCGAAAAAGACGGAAAACAATGGTTCGATTTGCGCCGACACGCGAACCTGATGCGCAAGTAACCCCCCAGGCGGAGGGTCCGACAGAAGAAGACCTGCGGAAAAAACCAAAAAAAGTTCGCGCGAAGCCCGGTCAGCGCTTCGCCGAGCAACGTCGCCGCGCGCAAGAGGTCAGAGAGCAGGACGAGCGCGATCGGCAGGCAGCCGGCCCCACGCCCGAGCAGGCGCTAAAAATCCAACAGGAGATGGCCGAGGCCCTCTCCAGTTTTATTGATCACTACCGCGACAAGCCCGTCGAGTTCGTCGAGCGCGTGCTGAAGGCGCAGCCGCTCGACTGGCAGAAGGAGTTCTTGACTGAAATCGCGAAGGGCACGCGCCGCATCAGCGTCCGCGCCGGCCACGGCGTCGGCAAGTCGAGCGCCTGCGCGTGGGCACTGATCTGGCACCTGATCACGAAATTTCCGCAGAAGGCGATCTGCACGGCGCCGACCGCGAGCCAGCTCTTCGACGCGCTCTTCGCGGAGCTCAAGCGCTGGATCAACGAGATGCCGGCGCCGCTGCGCTCGATGGTCGAGGTCTTCAGCGACCGCATCGTGTTGGCAAGCGCTCCCGAGAGCTCATTCATCTCGGCCCGCACCAGCAGCAGCGAGCGGCCCGAGGCCCTGGCCGGCGTCCACAGTGAGCACGTGCTCCTGATCGTCGACGAGGCGAGCGCCATACCGGAGAGCGTGTTTGAAAGCGCCGCCGGCTCGATGTCGGGCCACACGGCGACGACGATCCTGATCAGCAATCCCACCCGCAACAGCGGGTTATTTTTTAGAACACACCACCAACTAAAAGACGATTGGAAGACGATGCACGTTTCGTGCATCGGCAACCGCCTCGTGAGCGAGGACTTCGTCGATCAGATAAAGGCGACCTATGGAGAAAGCAGCAACGCATTCCGCGTTCGCGTCTTGGGAGAGTTCGCTCTCCGAGATGATGACGTACTCATCTCAGCTGATCTCGTGGACAGCGCAATGTGTCGCGACGTTGCCGCCTCCGCCGGCGAGCCTCTCGTATACGGCCTGGACGTGGCCCGCTTTGGCGATGACAGAACGGTCCTCGTCAAGCGACAAGGCAACGTCCTGCTCGAAATAAAGAGCTGGTCTGGCGCCGACACGATGGAAACCGTCGGCCGCGTCGTGAACGAGGCCAAGCAGGACAGTCCTGCAGAAATATGCGTGGACTCGATCGGCCTAGGGTCAGGCGTCGCCGATCGTCTGCGCGAGCTCTCGCTGAACGTGCGTGACGTTAACGTCAGTGAGAGCGCGACGAGCTGTGGCTGAGCTGCAAGGAATGGTTGGGCGCGAGGAATTGCCGGATCCCAAAAGATGACGATCTGCGGGCAGAGCTCGTCAGCCCAACCTACACATTCACCTCGACCGGCAAGATCAAGGTCGAGGGCAAGGCCGAGATGAAGAAGCGCGGGCTGCGGTCGCCTGACGTGGCTGACGCACTCTGCCTCACCTTCGCCGGCCAGGCTGCCCTCGTCGGCGGCCGCGCAAGCAAGTGGATCTCAGGAAAGCCGCTCGAGCGGCGCATTGCAGGAATTATATGATGAACCCAGGACACACGTTGCCGGCCAAGCCGGCGAGCAAGCTGCCGCACGCAAAGACCGGCAAGCACGACACCGGCCAGAAGATGAGCGGCAAGGGCCGTCCGACGCAAGAGCAGCGGTCTTGGACGAAAGAGACCTGCCGCTACATGGACCGCAACGGCGAGGGTGGCGGTCGTGGCTAAGCAACCTATTTGGGTCACAAAGGGCCAGGCCGCAAAGGTCGGCCCGAACATCCGCCCGGCGCGCGGCATCGACAGTGCCGGCCGCCTCGGCGCGCCGCACCAGGCGCTCGCCGACGCGCATCATGGCGCGAACGCGAGCATGGCGATCGACAAGGTCGGCCGCGGCTCATACGAAATGCACCACGACACGCTGAAGCCGATCCGGCCGAAGAAGCCGGCAACGCCGCTCCAGCGCGTCGCGCAGCGCAAGGCGTCTGCCGTCTCCGCGGTCAAGCGCAGCGCTTCCGTGAACGTGAAGCCGGCTGCCGGCATTGGCGACATGGAAGCCTGATGCCCTACAAGAGCCTCGCGCAAGAACGCTACTTCAACGCCAACCGCGCCAAGCTCGAGAAGCAGGGCGTTGACGTTGACGAGTGGAACTCGGCAAGCAAGGGCAAGAAGCTCCCGAGCCGCGTCAGGCCCGTCGCCGGTCCTCGCCACCGCAATCAGCCGCGAGTGCGGCCACAGGGTTAGGCTCCAGCGTCACACGCCAACCCGGAAGAAACCGGGTGCTCATTCGCGCGCATTCGAGCGGGGCCGCTTCAGTTGAGAACGCAATGTCAAACGAACTGATGTCCGACGAGCAATTTGCTGCTTCGGTCAAGTCGATCATCGACGACGCCGTCGACTACGTTGACGGCTTTGTCGCGCCGACGCGCGCGCTCGCGACGCAATACTACCGCGGCGATCCGCTTGGCAACGAGGAGGCGGGGCGCTCTCAGGTCGTGATGACCGAGCTGCGCGACGTCGTGCAGGCGATCGTGCCGTCGCTGCTGCGGATCTTCACCTCGAGCGAGCACGCCGTCGAATACGCGCCGCGCAGCGAGGCCGAGGTCGCATTTGCTGAGCAGGCGACCGACTACGTCAATTTCGTCTTTTACAACGACAACCCCGGCTTCCAGGTTCTGCTCGAGGCCTTCAAGGACGCCCTGATCCGCAAGACCGGCATCATCAAGTGGCGGTGGTCCGAG